TTAGATAGGCAATGCTCACAATTCGTAAAGGCAGAAGACTTTGTAGTTTCTCCAGAGAGCAAAGACCTTTACACATCAAGTAGATATACACACGTCATTCGTATGCCTAAGAATGACTTTAACAAATATGTTAAGGCTGGGTTCTATCTACCAAGTAAGTATAGTGGGGAAGACATAGACCCAAGTGGTGACGTAGGTAGTGAGATAGAGGGCGTTGACCCTTATGGAGATAGCGAAGACGAAGTCATGACACTTCTAGAGGTACATGCTTATCAAACATTTGATGGTATAGATGTTGCTGAAGAAGAAGACGATGATAACATGGTTGCTCTTCCTTATGTAATTACAATTGATTACGATGCAGAAAAGATAGTTAGCGTAAGGCGTAATTGGAGAGAAGAAGACCCAACACAAAAAAGAAGGGATTGGTTTGTAAGTTATAAGTTCTTGCCTGGAACTGGTTTCTATGGATTTGGCTTGTATCATATGATAGGTGGCTTGGGCAAAGCAGCTACTGGTTCACTTAGAGCATTATTAGATTCAGCAGCTTTTGCTAATATGCAAGGTGGATTTAAGCTCAAAGGTAGAGTGACTGGTGGTGAAATGCAGATTAACCCTGGTGAGTTTGCAGACTTAGATGCCACAGTAGATGATGTAAACAAAGCTATTATGCCACTACCATTTAAAGAGCCATCAAGTACCTTGTTCAATCTTATGAACGCTATCGCAGATGCAGGAAGAAGGTTTGCAAGTACTGCAGACTTAAATGTAGGCGATGTTAATCCAAACGCTCCCGTTGGTTCAACAGTTGCACTGATTGAGCAAGGTAGTAAAGCTTTCAGTGCTATACACAAAAGATTGCATTATTCACAAGGGCAAGAGTTCAAAATGTTGGCGAAGCTTAACGCAGAATATCTGCCAGAGAGCTTTACTTTTGCTATGGGTGGTATAAGTGAAACTATATTTGCCAAAGACTTCGATAATAGAATAGATGTAATACCAGTCAGTGACCCTAATATATTTAGTTCTGCACAGAGAATTGCACAAGCCCAAGCAGTTCTTCAGATGTCAACTGCAAGCCCACAACTTTACGATCAGTATGAAGCTAACAAAAGAATGCTCGAAGCTATTCGTATAAACAACATAGACGAAATACTGAAGAAGCCAGACGATGCAGCACGAATTGATCCTATTACAGAAAATACTGCTCTCATGTATGGCAAAGCTATAAGAGCCTTTCCAGACCAAGATCATGACGCACATATTGCAGTTCATCTTCAGTTCTTGCAAGACCCAATGTTAGCTGGAAACCCAGGTGCTGCGGCTATGCAACCAATTATGATAGCTCATATTGCTGAACATATAGCGTTGTTATATAGACAAAGAATGCAAGCTAGTATTGGCGTATCATTACCAACATTGCCAGAGCTTCGTGACCCTAAATTTAAGTTCGAAGATATCAATCCAGATATGGATAGGATAATAAGCGAAAGAGCAGCAGAGGTTGTGGCTAAAGCACCTCAAATGCAAGCGATTGCACCTCTAGCTAAAATGATGGAACAACAACAACAACAACAACAAAATCCACTACAATACGCACAAGAATTAGCAAAATTAGAAGCTGAAGCCCTAAAAGCAAGGACTGAGGTGCAGATACAAGCTGACCAAGCTAAAGCACAACAGAAACTAGCCATTAATGAAGCAGAAGCGAAACAAGATTTGCAGATAGAGCAAGCCAAGCTACAAGCAGACTTACAAGCTAAAGTAGCCAAGTTGGAACTTGAACTGCAGATGGAGCGTGAAAAAAACCAAGTTGAAATCCAAAAGGAGATAATGAAAGATGCCAATAGAAATAACCCCAACAGGTGAGTATATTGATTCAGTAACTGGTAACCCAGTTGGAATGCCACCGCAAAGACCTGATATAACAAGAGGTGGTGGTGCTATGTCTGACCAAGAAATGAATATGATGAGGTTTGGAATGGACATTGCAGGTGGCAATATGCCAAATTCAGATATGACAGACATAGACAAAGTGCGTTTACTCATAGATATGGGGTTAAATGAGCAAGATGCCATTGAAGCAGTGGTAAGAGAGAAAGGTATGGGTACAGTTAGACCAGAAGAGTTCTCTGGAGCAAGAGAATCAGCAATGCAACAACAAACTCCAATGACTAGACCTCCAATGCCATCATCAGGAATGGGAGCTTTACCTTCAGCACCACCACCAAGACCTTTTGATGCAAGTGGTATGTCTAGAGAGCAGATGGATATGTTAAGAAGAGGTATTGATCCTTTTGCAGAAGGCATGGTTAGATAAATGGCTAGAGGCGACCAATATGGAGCTTTAGGTAGTTTAACTGAAGATCAGTTTGGAAGTCTTTCAAGAGGCTTTGAGATGTCTAACCCAGTTGCTTCATTAGGTGGGTTAGGGGTTTCTAAAAGTGGTGCAATTGGATATGGTCTAGGATTAACTGGTCTTTCGGCAACCCCAATAGGTATAGCCAACACAGCTTTAGATGCATATGGAAGATATAGTGCAGAAAAAGCAGCTCAATCTGCACTTGGTCAGAATAGAGGTTTTGTAGATACAGTGACTGGTATGGTTACAAACCCAGCTATGGATACTGCTAGAAGTATGGCTGACACTAACAAAGATGGAAGAGTATCTCAAAGAGAAGCTCAAAATTTTGGAATGCAACAAGGTAAATTAACCTCTTATGAAGTTGGATTAAATCCAGCATTTGGATACACACCAAACACTGTTTCAATACAAGGTCTAGCTGGGTTTGGGAAAAGCACACCAACTACAGGAACAGTTAACGCTATGGAAGCTCCATCTAAGGGCGTAGATCAATTTGGGTTTAGCACAACGCCAAACACATACACAACTGCACAAGCAGAAGCGATTGGTCAAGGGATTAGTCAAGGTGTAACAGGACTTGGTGGTGGTAAAGGTGCTAGTTATAGTGGCATAACAGGCTTCCAAGTAAACCCAGGAGTTGATAAAAATGACCCTAACAGCACAGGAGCATCTACAGGAATTGGTGGCTCTGCATCTGGGGTTGAAGGTATGGGTGGCACATCATCTAGTTCAGCAACTGCTGGACAAGACACAGCAACAAGCGGACCCACTGGAACAAGTTATTCTGATGATGCACAAGGTTCAGGTGGTGGTGGTGGTGGTGGCACATACATATGCACTGCTCTTTATGAAATGGGTGACATGAAAAAATATATCTACAAATATGATCAGATATATGGAAAACGTGTAGACCCATTGGTGTATAAAGGTTATTGTGTATGGGGAAAATATGTAGCTACAAAAATGAGAAACAAAGGAATAGTCTACAAAATTGCCAAGCCTTTAGCGTTAGCTTGGGCAAAACAAATGGCTTATGACTTATCTAAAGGTAGGTATGGCAAGAAGAGCAAGATAGTTAAAGTTATAAGTAAAGTGGGCGAAGGAGTTTGTTACGCTTTAGGTTTTGTATCTAATATCAAGCAACTTATAGGAGAAAAATATGGCTGATATCAATATAGAGAACATGGAAGAGAACGCTGAACTTTTCATGGAGAAGATGGGTTTTCCTCACGATGCACCTGGTTTAGAGCTATCTGACGATCAGTTAGTTAACTTTTTATTATTATGTTATCAAGGTATGATGCTTCCAGACGAAGAAGAGGAAGAGGATTACGAAGAGATGGATGGAGACGTCAAGGTCAAAGTCATGAAAGTAGATAGTGGCGATATGCGTGGTGTCATGGATGAGATACTTGGTCATGGCTCACCTAAGATTGGAATGTAGATATGCCAGGAAAAGTATATTCACCAAAACAAAAAAAGATTGCTAACATGGCAAAGCCAAGGAACAAGCTTACTGGTGCAGATTTTAAAAAACTATCTATGTTAAAGAAAAAGAAGTCTAAATCAAAGAAGGCTTAAATGGCTAAAAGTAAGTTTCTATTAGAATTTTTGACTAAGAACTTTAAGCCTTTATTCAGTGAGAATGAACTTGGTGCTTTAGGTAATATTGCTACTAGAGATGATTTAGTAAAAGAATTTGGCTCATTACCAAGCTATGAAATTACTGGTAATCAGATTAGAGATGCTTTTGGTAGTAAATTTAGAGCGATAGATGCCTACAAAGATAACGCTCTACCTTTTCAAAGAGGTTATACTAAACTAGTTCGTGACCCACTTGAAGGCTTTTCTATGACTGCAAATGTAGGAAGCTTGCCCAAAGACCCTACATTAGTAACAGACGCCTCAGTTCTTAAAGGGAAGACAATCATACCATTGGTTGGGGATAGGTCAGTCAGAGGGGCTGAAATCACTAGTATTGGTGGGAAGCAATTTGAGAAACCAGTAAAAACATATGGTGGGGTGCAGTTCATGGATGATAGTGAGGCTGCTTGGGCTTCAGATTTATCTCCTATGAGGTCAATTCAAAATATAGCCCAAACTGTACAAGACATGGGTGGTAAGCCAATAGGCATGACTACAACTATGTCAGAACGAGGTGCAGATTTTTCATTAGACACAGCAAATTTAATTATTGAATCACTTAAAGTTAGCGACCTTTCTAAAAACAAGCTTAATAAGATGACTAAGCTTATAAAAGACACAACCATAAAAGGTGAAAAGCCATTTAAAAAAGTTCCAAATTTAAACAACATGGAAGAATTTGCTAATTACTTTAAAGGTCTTCCTGGAACAACAAGAGTTGAAATGGTAAAGAGACTTGATAGTGCACAACTACAAGAAGCAGGGGCGCCAGACATTGGTCAAATTAGAATTGCAGTAACAAATCCTGGTATGTTAGCTGAAGACTTTTTAGGAATGGGTGCAAGATTTGTAGACATCGATCCATCTTTAGGAGTTCTGCCAAGCAAGCACACAACATACAAAAGTCAGATTATGAAAGCACCAGATGCTGAAACCTATACATTTGGCACAAATATACCAAGAACAATTATGCTAAGAAAAATGATGGAGAACAGAAGAGCTACTGGTGATTATGGCAAGTTCAAACCAATGCCACAAGATTACAGAGGTTTGGTTATGAAGCCACAAGTAGAACAAGTAGACCAACAGTTAATAGATGAGGCGTCTAAGTTCCTAGAAATACAAAGAACACTGGGTGATGAAGAAGCATATAAATACGCTCAAAGTTTAATACCAGCAACATAGGAGATAACATGGCTAAGAAACCAGGATTATACGCTAACATACATGCTAAGAGAAAAAGAATAGCTGCAGGAAGTGGTGAGAAGATGAAGAAAAAAGGTGACAAAGGTGCACCAGCAAAAGGTATATTTGCTAAAATAGCAAAGCAAGAAAAGAAAAAGAAAAACAAGAAAAAAACAAAGAAGGTTTAATATGGCTAATAAATCAGTTGAAGCACCTAAAGGTTTTCATTGGATGAAGTCTGGCAGCGGGTTTAAATTAATGAAAGACCCAAGTGGTGGTTATAAGCCACACAAAGGTGCAAGTAAAAAAGCATCATTTCAAGTGCAGTCAGTGCATAAAGGTAAGTAATGGCTAAGTATAAGGGCAAAAGCGTAACACTTAATAAACCTAGACGTATTGCTAAAGGTGAAACATCATATGGCAAAAAGAAGTCTGTGGTTTATGTTACTGATGGCGATAAGGTAAAGCGTGTGACATTTGGTGATCCTAATATGAAGATTAAGAAAGCACAAAAAGGTAATAGAAAAAGCTTTAGAGCTAGACATAACTGTGACAATCCAGGACCGAAGACAAAAGCTAGATATTGGTCATGTAAGGCGTGGTAAGATGAACCCTTTTGGTGTATTTGCAAAACTAATTAACAAAGGTACTAGAGGTAAAGACGTAGTGCCATTTCAAGGTGCTGGTGAAGTTTTAGACGCTATGCCTACAGAAGAACAACTAAGAGAGTTAGGCAACCTACCAACTGAGCAAGAGTTAATAGAAAGAGGCTTTGACCCTTCGACTTTCTATCATGGAAGCCCAGTAAAAAACATTGATGAATTTGTGCCACAATCTTCTGACAGAACTGTTTTTGGAGGCTTTAGAGACAGAAGAGTTGGTGAGCCAGTAACATTCTTTAGTCAAGACCCAAGATATGTTGAAGGCTTTGCACTTAAGGGAGGTATGCCTGTAAACAAAGGTGGGCTTACCTACTATATGCCTCATGAAAGTTCTAGAATATATCCAGTCAAAATAAAAATGAACAATGTATATGATTATAAAAACCCACAACACCAAGAAATGTTAGAGCAACAACTAGGAGAAAGCCTAGATATGGATGTAAAAATTGGTGATGCATTTGTGCTACAAGACCCTAAAATAAGTAAAGCTATAAAAGATTTGGGCTTTGAAGGCTTTCTTACTAACGAAACAGCTAGGTTTGGCAATAAAACAGTTGGTTTATTCTATCCAGAGAAGGGCAATGTAAGAAGTGTATTTGCACAATTTGATCCAGAGAAATCAGACAAAGGCAATATATATGCATCTATAATACCACCAGTGACTACTGCAGTAGGTGTTGGGGCACTAGCTGGACTAGATGAAAGCACATAATGAAAAAGATTATCGCAAAAGGTATTGAGAATGTAGTTGACGCTCTTGGAAACAAGATAGGTGCATTGCCCTCTTCAAATGAATTGTATCGTTATGAAAAACCACAATATACGTTTCCAAACGAAGGTGCAGTATTTTATTCACCAGATAAAACATATTCTGAATTATATAAATCAGATGATAAAAACATATTAAGAACAACAAAGATGCCTGAAAATATTTTAGATATTAGAGAAAAAGATGGTGTAGAAAAATCATATAATTGGATAAAAAAAGAAATAAGTAATTTAGAAAAGAGCGAAATACCTAATACTAAACAAGATTTTGAACTAGCAAAAAAATTTCTTGAGCAGAAAGATGCTCAAGGTATATCTAGCTCACTTGCTAATCTAGATATGATTTACATGAAACAGTCAAATAGACCATTGATTGTGGGCATGTCTGAAAAGAAATTGATGAATGAACTTGATGTAGATGCAATGACAATTAAAGAAGCAGGGCGAGATGGTGAAGATTATAGCATTGCATTTAGAGATAATCCCTATGGAGCTTTACCAAGCACAAACAAAAGCATAAGTGATTATTCTGATATTATTGACCAAAGTGTACGATTGGACACACCTGACGCTTATAAAAATATATTTCATCAAGATAAGGAGTTTGCCAAAGGTTATGGTGGTGAATTAAAATCAGGATCACTTAAATATGGTAGTGAAGATATACCACCATCATTGACAGATAAAGAGCTTTCAGATGCTCAAAAAGAAATACAAGCACTGACACAAGATTATCTAAAAGACTTGCCAGAAGAAGTAACTGTTTACAGATATGGCGATTTAGATAACGAAAGTGGTGTAAGTTCGTTTACCTTGAACCCTAATTATAATGTTGACCTTAGCTTGCCTTGGCAAAAGCGATTGCAAAGTCCACTGCAAGCATTTAAAGTAAATAAGAAAGATATATTGGCAAGCCCAGATATAAACACCTTTTTTGGAGGTGGCAGAACATTTGATGAGCAAGAAGTTATTATTAGCAACGA